ACTGATCGTATGCATTTAATTGCTGAAATAGTTAACTGGATAGGAACGCTAAGTTTATCTGATTTAACAGATCTCAGATCTGAGATGGAGTCAGTCCTAGATTATAACTACTACTGGTTTTATAATGGATTTGGTCAAAAATGCTGGCAGGAATTAATTGATGGAATTAATTCAGTTCAGGAAACAGATCAGTATTAACTTTTACTAAGAAACAATCCTTGCCTACACAGTCAGTGAAATTCTTACTGCAATGAATCCTTGCTGTTTCAAAGAAAACAACAGTTCCAATTTCCCATTCTACTTCTTCTTTAAAGCTAAATCCAAAAAGTTTGTCAATAGGGTGTTGTGTAAGATATTTTGCGTGTACTTCTTCATCAAATGGCTGGTTAGTATAATTTACCAGATCACTGTAATCATGATTTGAATCCCAACTATGATGACCATGAAGATTGTAGAAATCTTCTCCGGCGGTGCAGGCTTCTTTTCCTGCCTTGTAAGTATATGGATCCATCTGATTAAAATAAATTGTGCTCGTTTTTCCGTTCAATTTACCAGTTTTATCAAAAACTCTCAATGGAAAAAATACAGTTGTGTTAGCAGGCCTAGCTACGTCCCAACCATCATGTTTGCTACCAAGATAATTAATACCGTCATTGTGAATGGGAATAGGATTTACATAACAGCCATAACGGCCATGTGAATTTGGTTTGTATCCAATCAAGGGCTCTAGAATTTCATTGTAATATTCCATAGCCTTCTGTGACTTTGTTTTGTCAACATAATCCATACCAGTATGGCCCATAAGATCTCTTGGAGTTTGATCTGGCTTAATACATTCTGTTTCATACATCAAACTTAACAGATTATCGACTACAGAAAGAGGAATTTCTTTTGTGAGCATTCATTTTTTCCTTTATTTTAATGGGAGTTATATTATTTATTGGTTTTCTTTCACTCTTCAATTTAATAAATCACAGATTTCTTCAGCAAGGCCTCTGAACCATTCACTATCATTACCACGTGTCGTTTCTGCGGCAGTGCCAATCCTAATACCACTAGTTTCTACGAACGAGCGCGGATCATTCGGTACGCCATTTTTGTTTACAGTAACACCATTTTCTTCTAGTAGGTCTGCGGCTTCGCGACCGCTGTATTTAGATTCACTCAAATCCATTAGGATAATATGCGAATCTGTACCACCAGTTAGGACTTTAAATCCATTTGAGACAAAAACTTCACACATTGCTTGTGCATTTTCTACTACACAACGAGCGTAATCTGCAAACTCTGGTGTGCTTGCTTCAATAAATGCTTGTGCTTTTGCAGCAATGATATTCATTAGTGGCCCGCCCTGTGTACCAGGAAAAATTGCTGAATTAATTTTCTTTGTATATTCGTCATTGTTCCAAAGAATAATCCCACCTCGTGGCCCACGTAGAGTTTTGTGTGTGGTACTTGTAACAACGTCAGCATATTTAATAGGGCTAGGATAAGCACCTCCTGCAATTAAGCCCGAGTAGTGTGCCATATCCACTACTAGGCATGCATCTACTGTGTCAGCAATAGCACGAAACTTTGCCCAATCAATTTCACGTGGATATGCACTAGCACCCGCTACAATAACATCTGGCTTTACTTCAAATGCTTGACGTGCAATAGCATCATAGTCTAAAAATCCATCTGCATCCACACCATAGTGATATGCATCGTAAATCTTGCCGGAAATGTTAGGTGCACTGCCATGCGATAGATGCCCACCGCTGGCTAAATCCATACCCAGAAGTTTATCGCCGGGTTTCATTAATGCTTGATATACTGCTGTATTAGCGTTAGCACCACAATGTGGCTGTACATTCGCAAACTTTGCTCCGTATAATTTGCATAGTGTGTCAATAGCAAGTGTTTCAATCTCATCCATATGTTCGCAACCGTTGTAGTAACGCTTGCCCGGATAACCTTCTGCATACTTGTTTGTAAAAACTGAACCTGCTAGATCCATTACTGATTGACTGGCAAAGTTTTCACTTGCTATAAGCTCTACTGTGGTTTCTTGCCTATTGATTTCTCGTTCTAGTATTACTTTAACCTTAGGATCCATTAGTTTCTTTCCTCATTGTTTCAATACCCTGGCGCATCGTAGTCTCTGTCCTTCTTATAAACAGCAAACCCATCTAGTCCGTATGATGGGCAAACCATAATCTTCTCAGGCAAACCCATGTCATCCTTCTCACCTGCTTCACCACAGATAAAAAACACACCAGTCTTTTCAGACATTGCATGTTTCAGAATAGTCTCGTATTTCTCAACCTTTTTGCGAAGAAGCAGTACTTCGGATTTAAGGCGGCGAGCCTCGACTTCATAGTAATCCATCATATCAGGCATTTATTCAACCTCAACCAGCTTGTATCTCTTGCCGTTCCTTTCAATGAACATATCTTCCTCGGCGTCGTTAGAGACGCAAATGTCTTCAGAGACCAGAGCATCGCCAAAGACCTGAGCTGCGCCAGAGACCCGAGCTTTATCAAAGACCTGAGCATAGTCAAAGACCCGAGCTTTATCAAAGACCTGAGCATAGTCAAAGACCCGAGCATTGTCATAGACCTGAGCATAGTCAAAGACCAGAGCATTGCCATAAACCTGAGCTTTCCCAGAGATTCGAGCATTGCCATAGACCTGAGCTTTCCCAGAGATTCGAGCATTGCCATAGACCTGAGCATCGCTATAGACCCAAGCATTGTCAAAGACCGTAGCGTCAGGACCAACATAAGCTGTATCTGCTACCCTAGCAGTATCAGCAACCCAGCCACCACCGTTGGAGTGCTTATGGGCAGGGACTGGACCGTTACCAAAATCGAAAGTATTCATGTTCATTTCCTTATTATACATCTTCTATCACCTCATACTTTTCCACATCATCGGCAGCCTGACGTAACCATTTAGCAAGTTCTTCTTTGAGACCATTATACTGATTCTTTAAAGCTTGTACGACGATGCTATCAACTGCATCCCACTCAAGTTCTACTGCAAATTTATTCATCTGTTTTCTTCATCAAATAATACCACTTCATATATTTTCCAAATTTTTCCGGCTTCATCAGCTTCCTCAAACGTATCATATGTTACAGGTTCCAAATGGAATTTGGAATCACCCTGTACAACATAGAGCCAGTTATCCTTATCTTCCACATCACAGAGGAAAGGAACCTTAATTGCCCATTTACTAGCCTGGTGCATTGTAGTCTCTGTCCTTCCTATAAGCCACACTCCAGTCAAGTCCCATTGCAGGACAGATGAAAACGGTATCAGGTAATCCGTTATTATCCTTCTCACCTGCTTCACCGCAGATGAAGAAATGACCTGACTTCTCTGGAAATGCCTTACATAGAATCTGAGTAATTCGAATATCCTTTTCCCTTGCCTTTGCAAGATCAAGACATGCGTCACGCAACCACGCTTCCATAGTCGGGTCAATGTTCTTCTGATTGAGACATTGACGGATTAGGTATTCTGCGTTATTGATGAAATCCTGTGTGTTCATTATTCAACCTCACTCATCTGACTCTCGCTCCCAAATTTCAAATGTTACACCAGTCTCATGAATTACTGTAGTTAGATTAAAAAGTGTTTCAATCTTTTTAAGAGGTAGATGCGTATCACAATCAAAGTCGCCTGGAATACGACTGATATAAAACTCGTCAATAACACCTAATGTCTGTTCAATAATATTAGGTCCACCAATTACCCAAGTAATAAGTCCGGGATACTTTTCTGCTATTCTAGGAATACTTAGAGTAAGATCGCCGTCGATATAGTGATTTGCTCTATTGTGATGGCTAGGGCGACTAGTAACTAATACGTTAACTCGATTAGGTAATGGACGTGGCATGTAAGGATCTTCCCAAGTAGTAGATCCCATTACAACAACGTGTCCTGCTGTGTTTTCTTTAAACCATTTTATATCTGTACTATTATTAGGCCATGGTAGTGTACCGCCTTTGCTTACACCGCCAGTGTCATCACATGCTAGGATTGCTTTAATTGTCATCGAAACTGATTGTTCCTATCATAAGAATCTTTCAGACCAGCAATCACAATATTATCGCAATCTTCAACTCTGAGTGTAATTGTTTTCATTCAACCTCAACCATTTCGCCATTACGAACAACGTAGTGTTTAACTTCATTCGCCGCACATCTGATATAAGCACGACCACCATCAATCATGTTACCATTCTCAAATCTTTTATAATCATGACGATGGGCACTGTACTGTAGATCACCAGTATCATCTTCAACAAGCCCAAACTCTACAGATTCAATTCGATCTGCATTGGTAATCATAAGATTGCCGCTCATGGCGTTACGGTAAAGACCAAAATACCGATTGCCAAACTCTGGGTGTGGAGTCTCTCTGAAAAAGATATCCATTGCCTGTGCCTCATCGCCTAGCGCACTTGTACACACATAGGTAACAGGAACACCATCCTTTTCGCTATAGTGTTCGCAAATCTTTTGAGTGTCAAATAGTGGTTCATGCTTGATCATCATATCAGGCATCTTCAATCACCTCATACTTTTCCACATCATCAGCAGCCTTCCGTAACCATTTGGCAAGTTCTTCTTTTGAATCTGCGCTGATTGTCACAGCATCTACAGTATGTGGAATAATAGTATCGTCCTGTTCCATAAGGTCTGGATAAGCCTCTACTAACTCGTAGACTACTTCTCCATCGTATGTTTTCTTTCTAGCCTGATAACGCCAGCCCATTTTATCCTCGCCTCATCTTTGCAACTTCTTCGGCACTCTTCTTGTTACGAATCGGCACTGCATTGCTCTTGTGCATAGTAGCAATACCCATAATTTCCGTGCCTGTGTAAACGTTTTCTTTACGCTTGCCCATGCTTGGGTGATAGCCAATGCTGTTGTCACTGGAGGGAATGGTAGGCCCGCCCGGATTCGAACCGGGATCGCTCTCTAATCTGGAGACATCTAACCGCGTATAAGGCGGGTGTTTTACCGTTAAACTACGGGCCCTCTGTTCGCGCTGATCTGGGTGTACACCCATGCGCTTTAGAAACTTAGCATGATCCAGCTCTGCCTGGATTTGTGATTTAGTTTTGTTCTTGGACTTGCGTTTACGAGTGTTAGTTGTCGTAAACTGTGGTCCCATAAGATGCATTGTCATAATCTAATAATAACATACTCTAGAGTTTTGTCAACCATTCCATTTAAGCAAGAAATAAGCAGCATCTGATTCTGTACCTATTCTTACTCGTACACCTTCGTGTAGCATGTCATTATGATTGCAATCCCAGGGGCCCTGAAGATGGCTATGGCACCATGCTAAAACATCTGTATAATGATTCATTGCCTGGTGATAACTCTTATGACTTGATGTATATCCTGGAGTACCAGCAAAAGGCAGGTGCTGTTGTTCCAATTTAAACTTGCCAGGATATTTTGCAACAACAATCAAGTCAGCCTCCCAAAAACGTTGATTAGTGTAGCCCCCGCCATCGCCCACTATCCGATAGCCCAGTGCTATCTTACGCCACGGTGTTAGATATTAATTAGAGTTGTTTTTAAGATCTTTGACTGTGCGCTTTGCGATTCTGTAAGCGATCCTTGCGGCGTTGCGTAGGGCACCACGATACTCTGCGCTTTTACGGGCGCCGCGGTCGTTAGGATCCACATACCAACGCTCCATAAGATCGCTGATTTTGTTAAAGTTATTACCATTTACATGGTCCTTGCCTTGATACATATTAACCTCTATTATTTACTACTAATTTAGGCTTGCGACTATTGGTAATTTTATCAATAGTATTCATCCAAAATTGTGTTTCTTGTCCGTCCAGTTCAAGATACCTATTAAAAATATCTTGTAGTACTGGATTGTGTGGATAGTACAGTACGTATTTTCCTACTACTTCTCTTTCGTTAGTATGAATAGTATATACGCTCTGTTGCTTTTCGTCAACCTTATATTGTGCATAGCCTGACTTTTCTTGGAACAAATTATCGTAGGCTAGGGGAACTGCAAAACACATTTGATCGGGTGTTTGCCATTCTGTGTCAAAATACAGATACTTCTTGGGCATGCCCTTTATTTTGAGTGAATGTGCGGAATACCCATCCCACCAATTTTCTACTGCACACCTAAGATGATCTTCAAGCTCTTTCTTAAGATCTTCTTCGAGTACAGTCTTGAACTCTTTCCAGCTGGACTCTCCACCTAAATATCTAGTAGTCAAGTTGTCTTTCCTCTTGCTGCTTAACTCTATTAGTCTATACTATACAGAGGATCTGTCAACCTAATATCGTGCTTAGTAGATATTTTCTTACAGCAAGCCCATTACTCATTTGTTCGAAATACTTAGCACGGGGGTCACTGTCAAACCAATCGGGCAGTTCGTCTACTCGGGGCAAGGGGTGCATTACAATACTGTTTGGTGGCAAATTTTCTGCATCCAGTTTTGTAAAGGTGTAATTTCCTTGTGCACCCCTTTCCCGTTGTACTCTAGTCATGTATAGAACATCTGTTATCATAGCAAGATTTTCAGTAAGTTCTATACTTTCTAGATAACTCTTTTTATAGAGTTCTGAAGGTAGTCTTAATTGAGTTGGCCCTATTAAATTAATTTTAACATCAAAATTGTCCAGTGCTTTTACTAGACTGTGTATGGTACGACCGTGTTTTAGGTCTCCCATTAGTGTAATTGTTAGACCATCAAGTTTACCGAATTTTTTATAAATGGTATACAAGTCCAACAATGTTTGTGTAGGATGCTCTCCCACACCGTCTCCTGCGTTAATTACAGGAACTGTGCTAACTTGACTAGCACGTTTGGCGGCACCTTCTTCCGGATGCCTTAGGATGATACAATGAACATAACACGCTAATGTTCTAATTGTATCTTCTAGAGTTTCTCCTTTGGCAACACTCGAATACTGGACATTGTTGATGTTAAGAACATCATGTCCCAGGTATGTTGCCGCAGCATAAAAACTCGAACTCGTTCTTGTTGAAGGTTCGTAAAACAGGTTAGCAACCAGTTTCTTTTTGTTTGGAATATATCGCTTAAGGTTTTGATCATCAAAAGTACGTATAGTGTTTAGAGTGTCTAAAAGACCACCTTTGTCGTAGTTGCTTATAGTGACAAAATGGTCACCTTTGGATAGTACCATTCCAGCCCTCTGGCAAGTCAGCGCCCTTCAATTCTTGAATTCTGCTGTACATTGTATCATAAAAACTGTTTAGATGTCCACCCCAACGGGTGCGAGCGTGTTCTATCATTTGTTCACAAAAATTAAAATTACCCTTATGCCAGTTAGAAACTATTTTGGCATGGTTCTCTTGCCAGGTTGATAACTCAGACATCTCGCTCAGTGGAATGTCGCCAGCATCCAGAACGCAGTAACTAGTTACATTCTCGCCATCAATATTGAATGTATCAAGTTCCAGCACAATATACTTGTCCTTAACTTGTTGATATGTCGTATCGCCCAAAATAATATTCATGTTACTATTATATATCTTTAAGGGTTGTAAGTCAATAAATATCTTTATGGAACTAACACTATTATTATGTCTGCTATGGAAACACGCAATAGTAGATATAGGCGTGCAAAGATTACAGGGCAACCTACACAAGTATAATTATACCAGCAAGTTAGCACAACAGCATTATGGTGCTCATGGTATTAGTACATTTATTATTATGCTTTTCTTTGCTGGACCTGTAACTGCTATACTAGCAGGCGCATTCGACTGGATAGCACACTGGCATATTGACTATGCCAAAAGTCAAACCAATATGCGATTACATTTGAATAGTTCAAAACAAGCCTACTGGTGGCTACTTAGTTTGGATCAAATTCTCCATTATACAACCTACTACTTGATTACCATACTCTTCTAATAAATACACTTGGAGCAAGTAACGTCCTAGTACTAGGATGTCGAGGAGTTGAGATGGAAATCTTTAAGCTAATAGCTGAGGTGGGCTTTCCCATCGCGGCAGCATGTGCAGCCGGTTATTTTGTATTTTTATCAGTAAAATTTATTTTAAGTTCAGTTGAAGGCAGTATCAATGGTATGAAAAATATCATTGGTTCCTTAGACAATCGTGTTCAAACTATGAATCATGACGTGATTCGTATTGACACTCTGATGAGCAATGCTTTTGGAGTGCGGCCCGACATGGAACGTATTGCTCGTGCCGATGGTAAAAATGATGCAAGGAGAGACTAATGACTGTATGGATAGATTATACCATTGAAACAAACCCCAATGGCGATATTCACATTAAGGGTGATACTGAAACAGAACTTCTTGATAAAGGACTATTTCAAAAAGATGATATTTTCATAGTCAACAGTAAAGGGGTTCTAGTTAAATCAGAACCACTAATGAAAGTTATGAAGGACGCCTATAAATCATGGACGTAGCACAGTTAATTAAAGATTTTGGGTTTCCAGTTGTAGCCGCAGTCGGTCTTGGATATTTTGTTTTCTACGTGTGGAAGTGGAGCACCACTGTAGTAAAACCTATTATTGGAGAAGCTAATAGCACTCTTATTGCGCTTATTGACAGAATAAGAATGCTAGATAATGACCTGATACGCTTAAATCAAAAATTGAATTTAATTCTAGAATATCAAGAAAAACAGAGATTACATAAGATGGATTATCTGGAGGAGGAAGAGGAGCAAAAACGTGAGGTACCTAAGCAAAACAGAAAAAAGACACTGGGATCAGATTAAAAAACAATTTCCCTATCAATACAACTCCATGGATATGGTTATTGCACTTTGCGGAGGAGTGCTGATAGGTTTAATGGTTGGAGTATTGTTTGGTTACGGATTAGGGCTACCAGACTTTAGTAATATGCCAATCACCTACGTAAGGGGGTAATATGGCTAGGCTTTTTGTTTGGTTTAGCAGTCTAGGCATTGGACTGCTAGTATCAACGCAATTATATGCCAAAGACATAAACACTATATTTTCTGATACTTACAAACGTTTTCATTACGTATCAGATGATAAGCAGTATGGCAAGGACACTTGGGTTGATTGGAGCCACAGAATACGCAAGAATAGACCTTTTTGGGGAGACTGTGACGACTTTAGCGTCACAGTCTACAACCTATTGAAAGAAGAAGGTTATAATCCCGTTTTATATATTGTTATGTTGCCAAAGTATAGCTGGCAGTTCGACAACAAACCTGTATATCATACTGTTATTAGAGTTAACGATAAAATGTTAGACAATCGATACCCTGAACCTAGAGAATGGAGTAAGGGTATAAAAGGTAGTAGGTACACTCTTGCTGTACCATATTATGAAATCACTTGGAAGAAAAGAGTTATTTCTCGGTCGCAACAAATGCGCCATTCCACTGAGTAGGTAGGTCCTGTGTCTTCATTAGTTCACAGCGTTCAATCCAGATGTCATAATACTTGTCCATTTTACCATTGAACTCGCCACGCAAATCATTACACCAATGAATAGCAAGATCAAACTGTTGAGACTTATATAATTCATGCATCTTGTTGTGCTGATCCTGGGCAAAAAACCAATTCGTATTCTCGAATGCCCAATCGTGTTTGGACAATGCTGTATAGATAAAGTCCGGAGTTGATTTACCTTTGGGCTGTAGGTTATCCAAGAACAAGTAAAAGAAGTCGTCTTTGGTTCTATTGTAGGTTTCAGCACCAATAATACATAGTACGCCGTATGCTTTACAACGTGCTTCTAAACGTGCGGCTGTACTAACCATGTCACCTAAGATATCATAACTGTGTCTAGCACTAGATCCCATTTCACCAATAAATCCTTCACCAGTATTAATACCAAAACCCATCTCTGCTTTGGGCAATCCTTGTGCTACCATTTCTGCGCTGTATTTTTCAACAGCGTCAATCATTTTCAGTCCTACATCTACGCAGGTATGAGCATGATTGGGATCGTCAATAGGAGCACCGTGAATGTGCATACTAGCATCGCCAACATACTTGATAACCATACCGTTTTTATCAAGAATAGGTTTAGTAATTGAATCCATGTACCCATTCATATAATCGCCCAAGCCTTTGACATCATCGCCATAGTGTTCACCAATTGGAGTAAAGCCACGCAAGTCACTAAACATAACACTTACGTCTTTCTTTACACCCTTCTTGATTAGGTCTGGATTTGTTTGCAGTATTTTAACAACTTCAGGTGAACAGTATCCTGCAAACTGCTTTTTAATCTCCATCTTCTGACGGAACTCTCTGGCAAAGTTATTGTATATTAAATGAGCAAATAGCAAAAAGCCAGCTGCCATTGGAAATGTAGCATCTACTAAATTTTTACTGTCTGTCCATTCGTACCAAGTATATCCTGCTACACTGCCCAAGTATACTAATAATACTGGGACAGTGAGCAGGACACTTGTGCGAGGTACAACTACCAGAAGTATAACACCAAAGATAGCAAACACTATTGCTTCCAGTGTGTTCATAAAGTCTTGTCGTTGTATAAAGGTTCCATCTAGGATTGTTTGAACCAGGCTCGCTTGTATTTCGTGTGGATATACAAGGCCGTTTGGCGTACTAATGAAGTTGGCAAGTCCAGCCGCTGTAGTTCCTATGAACACATGCTTGCCGTTTACCACGCTCCAGTCCTCCCCGGAGACTTCTAATCTTTTAAATGTTTTATTAAAGTCAATCCACATTCTGGTATGTGGATCAGTTTTAACTATATTATATCCAGGCACTCTTACAGCCTGAACACCACCTTCACCTGTTTTGATTTGATAACCAGGGTCACCTGTGGCTACACGTATAAACTCAATAGCAAGGTTAGGATATATTTGATCTGCAATCCTTACTACCAATGGTAGACGTCTAACAAGGTTATCCACTTCAGGTGCTACTGCAACCATACCAACACCTTTGGCGGCATTTTCTAATAGGTCAATGTTCTTTACCAGACCGGGCCAGTTGTATAGCCAGGGTGTAGGGTCATCGCCTATCCAGTTTGCCGCAATGTGTTTGCCGTGTGTTTTAAGAGCACGGTCGGTTGCTGTTTGTGCTAGCATGGTGTATGGATCTTGTGCTAGTATATCTGCAAACACCTGATCTTTACCCATGCGATCTTGTTCTGGGAAAAATACTACAAACGTAATAAGTTGTGCGCCATTCTCACGCAACTTCATCATTATGTTTGCAAAATAATCTCTGGGCCAGGGCCACTGACCAAATGCCTCTAGACTGGCTTCGCCAATGTCTAGTAGTACAATTTCTTTGCTTTGTTGTGTTTGCTCTGTGCTTTGAAGATAGTCAAAGCCTTTCAGCCTTAGTGTTTCTATGGGAGTAGGATCCCAAACACGGAGGGTGACTAATATTAATAGAGTGACTAGAGCAACCCATGTGCTCGTTAAAAGTTTTCCCATCGCCCACGTATTTAGTGTAAAGGGGGCATATAGCCCCCTTCACATTAGAACTTGATGTTTGCGCTTAACCTACCTGAGGTATGTCTTGCTTCGTCTTGTTCTGTCATTGTAACACCAACATTAATGCTAGCATTTTCGGCTATTTGATAGCCTGCACCCACACTACCGGTTGCAATTTTATCTGTAGTGTAACTACCCTGTGCGTATAGATTTAAATTACCAATGGAACTTTGTAGACGCATACCGCCTTCAGCATACTTGTTAATTTCATCTACTTCTTCAACTGTACGTGCACTTACTACCCATCCAGATTCTGTAAATCCATCTCTAGTTGTTTTAGTAATACCTGCACCTACAAATGGAATAATACTATCGCTTAGTTTGTAGTAAACACGTTGCTTTGCCATAATATCACGACCTGATGTTTCACTTGCGTTTGCATATGTGCTGATAGTTCTTGCACTTGTATAATCATTTTTTGCTGCACCAATGTCTGTAGCAAAAATTAACTTATCCATTTCAAAGATACTGCCAATGTTAACATTGATTTTATCCATTGTGCTTGCACTATCTGAACCGGTGAGATTGGTTGTTGACTTTGCAACACCAACGCTTACACGCCATTCGGGCATAAACTGGAATTCAACCTGTGCTCCATAACCCTTTGTGTCTGCATCGTAACCATTGTCCATACTAGTTTTGCCATAGTCACCGGTGATCCATATCTTACCCCATGGGGCTTGTGCACCACCTGTTTGCCAAGGATTGACATGCATATTACGGTTAATGCTTGTGCCAATAGCAGTCATTTTGTTGTATTGATCAATACGTCCTATGTATGGGTCTAGAACAGGAAAAGTTGTTACTATGCTGCTAGTTGTATCTGTTCTATCAGTTTCTACACCGTCTGTATATGTAATGATTTCCATTGGTGTTGTAACAGTTGTGGTCTTTTCCCTGTTAATTGTTTGTACAGAACCGTCATCACTTGGTGTGTGATGTGTGATGCTTGCTGTTAGTACAGGGCGATCTGTGTCTACAACAGGATCACTGTAAGTGATAACTGGAGTTGAACCACCTGATGCTCCGCTTTCTGCTGCTTCAGTTGCGGAACCAACATCTTCAACTGTGCCCCAGCTGTCTGTTGTTGTAGTGTCGCCACCACCTGCTCCGCCTGTTACAGCATCATCAGCAGCATCAAACGCACTTGGTCCAAAGATGTATGCATAACTTGCTTCAAGCATGTCACCTGCGCTGACACTTGTCCAATACCAACTGATACCAATCGTATCATCACTGTTACCGTAGTTTACAGGATTGCCATCTGCATCGGTATAGCTTGTACCATCGTAACCATCTGCTTCTGTTGACCAACCGTTGATACCTGCTGTAACATTAGTATCTGTAGTGTAGATACCTAGGGCATAACGGCTAACAGTTGCTTCACTAAATGCAACGTTGGTGCTTGGTATAACACCGTAGCCTAGCACGTTGTCTGTGCTTGAACTGTCTCCGACCATACCCTGACTATCTGGATCAATAAACTTGCCGAAGGAAAGTGTATCTGCACCAGTCAACATATTAATAGTTGCAGTGCCATTAATAAATGGCTGACCTGCGACTAGCGAATAGTTCATATCAATTTGAAACTTGTCTGTAACTTGACCATTCCATACAATGGCATTTGCGCCGCTGCCTTCACCTGTCTTGGTGATTGCTGTTGTGCCTGTGTTGTTGTTTGTATAGTTTGTGCCATCAATCTTAACACTAAATCCGTCAAATGGCGAACCTGGTGTTAGGTAGTCATAACTCGGATTGAATGTACCTGTACCTGTTGGATCAAATAGCAGTCCAGGGCTTGTGCCGCCGCCGCTACCAAATGTACCTGTATTTAGGTTAATACCTGCACGAATCCATTCATTTTCAAGTACACCCATACCATCTACATATGTGCCGATACTTGCTGTATCAGCCATGGCTGTTGTTGTCATCATCAGTGCAGCCGCACTGACACTAGTCAATAATAGACGCCTCATTTCTCTCTCCTCTAGAATAAGGGCGTTATAATATTATCGATGTATGCTGTGTTGATTCAATTCTATAATTATTGATTTGCTATTGAATCTATCTCTATAACAATTGTATTTATTAGTTACCCTGTGTAACACTTACACTACAACCGCCTGTGGTTTGGCAGTCTTGTGTTAAACTATATGATTGTGCAGTGCTACCTTGTTGCAACATGTATAGTGTTGTTGCATACGAACCACCTATCGTAACTGTAGCACTGTGAGTTGCACTTCCCTTCTGTATCATATCAACATCATTATTAGAATTGTTGATGGTTAAGTTTAGTGTTTTATCTTGGTTACTTTCCTGTCTTGTATAAACATCATTATTACTACCATAGATATTTGTAATGTTTGAATGTTCGTGTCCTGAGTTATTTGATCGTTGACTTCCCAAAAACTTATTGTTAGAACCATGAATATCTAATCGTGTAAAATGTCCACCATATTCATAATCATCTATACTATGTAGTGTTCCGTCAGCATCAACTCTGTGTCCTTGATAGAAATCAACATCATTAGAATTGCCTGCTATATGAAACTCAAACTTATCACCGCCACATGGAGATTGATTACATGTCTGTGTAACATTTAGATTGTTACTGTCACCATCCAAGTCACCACCCCATAGTGCACCACTGCCCCATGCTGAGGTATATCCAACATAATTATTGTCACCTTTTTGGTCAATGTCTACTGTATTACTCGCACCACCAAAACTAAAGTTTACCTCGTTGTTACTACCCTCTACAGAGACAGTAATGCTGTTTGAGTTACCGCTGGTAACCTGTTCAATGGTTATGAGGTTATCAGCATATGCTACACTCATCATAAGGACGAAACTAGTTTTGATTAATAATAATTTGCGAATCATTCGCGCCCTCCGTAGTGTGTAGCATAAGATCAGGCGTGCCAGCCTGACGCAATGTAATACGTGTATCCTGTGTGCTAGGTGTTTTAATGCTTACCACACGTCCATCAACCTGTCTGTATATTTCCCAGTCTTCCTGTTCACCGCCAAATATTTGTGTATTGCCTTCTTCATATACACCTGCTACGATGGGATTGGTTGGAAAACGATCTGTTTGTTCGTACAATCTTCTGTTTAAAATATCTAGAATATTAGCCAGTAGATCAACATCCAGTAAGTTAAAGTCTAGTCTTGTAAATGCCAGTTGTTCTTCTTCTAGTTCATTTACTGCTAGTAAGTCAATGTCTAGTTCATTGAAGTCTAATAAATTATTAGTTTCTTCATCTTTTGTATATTCTTTTTCAATCTTCTTAGGTCGATTAATAATTAACAGGTTGTTAATCTGTGCTTCAGATAAATCCAATATCACTGGCTTTGCTGGAGATTTTTCGGTGGCAGTTACAAGTGTTGCTTGAAAGGCCTTGTTCATAATAACAGTGCCCACATCACTTGTAACTGCTATTTCACCTACTGTACCGTCCGGGTTTGGCAACAGTATGACTAGAGAACGACCAATCTCGTCCACGGTCATACTGAATGCCGTTCCTCTAACACCAATAGACGCGGTGGGAGTGCGGATGCTAACAGACTGTTGGTTCTGTTTTGCAATAAGTCCACTGGCGTATCGGACAGTACCCAACGCAATTTTAAGTCCTAGTTTGCTTGCGTTAGGCTTTTTTGGATCATAGACAAATTCATCTATGACCAATTTTGAATGTTTGTCAACACGAACTTTAGTTTTATCTGCAAATCCTATTCCTACAATACCGTTTCCTGATCTAACTTCATCACGCATTTCAATACCAAAGCCTACTTCGCTTGACTTCTTATCGCCACTACGAAGCACTTCAGCAGATCCCATCTGCTGTTCAACTTTGCCTACTGCGGCATGCGCCACTGTTACAAAATTAATCTGTAACAGTAATAGTAACGCTAGAACTAGACCCGTTAGTTGTAACATCTACAGTACTCGCTTCTGCACCTGATTGAGTTATACTTGTTGTATTAGACGAACCAGTAATTCCTAGTGTAGTGTCATGCTGTGATGCACCGCTCTTAGTAACAGTAACAGTGTTAGTGCTACCAGTAATATCAACGTCTGTGATCTTATCTGTTACACTAGCTGCTGTTGAGTTTTCTGTGATAGTTACGCTATTACTTCCGCCAGTAATATCAACATCAATGTCAACATCATCAACGCCACTGGCAGTTGATCCTACACTAGTACTAACTGTGTTTGAGTTACCACCACTTGCGTTAATAGTAATGTCGACATCATCTGATCCACCGTTGCTACCGCCTGTAGTACCAACCTGGACGTCAACGTCTGATGAGTTACCGGTTATGTTAGAAGTAATATTGGCGTTGTCGCCATAGATATCATAATCTAATTCGTTGCTTGTACCAACCTGATCGATGTCCATAGTGGTTGTAGCACCGTCACTGACGCTGTCATCACCACTTGCACCAACACGGTTACTTGAACCGTCTTGGTTAATATTAATTGTTGCACTACTACCTGTTTGATCAATATAGATCAAATTGTCAGCAAATGCTGGTATAGACATTGCTAACAGTAGTGTTACTCCTCCTACTATGCTCCTCATAGTATTTCTCCTAAAGTTCTTTTATTAGTTGACGTCTTCTAAATTCGATTTAGACTCCTTGTTAATAAATTTTTCTGGAAGCTTTGTACTGTCATAGTTCCAGTATCCCTTGCGCTTGCCTTCTTTAACCATTTGCACAACAGCAAACTCTATTGCTTGCCTAACAGCATAGTTAACTGGTTCATTTGTGCTTGTGCCTGCTTCTATCTCTAATACCTTTGTACCTAAATCATAAAATTTGAATACATTAATAGAAGTATTTGTGCTGAGTATTGTTTTCTCTGCACTTACTGCTAGAATAACTTCACCTGTGAGTACGCTAACTGCTCGTAAGCCTATAGTTACAATGTCGGCCCTCCATTCTGTCATAGGCCCTATGCCCATAATACGTGCGCCAGCACCTCCTGTAAACTTGTTTGTATCGTAGCCTACAATGCCACCCTCAATGATAACACCTGCAAACTTTAGTGGAGCAAGTCCTTTATCAGGGTCAAACTTCTGTCTTGCTTGGCGTATGATCTGTCGTTCTTTAACCAGAGCTTCCATTCCACCACGTTCGACCACATCAAAGAAGTTACCATCTGCAATGTCATCTAATGCTTTTATTAGGTATATCTCTGCACCTTGTGTTACCGCAGTACTGATGTTTGCAATGTTGTCTGCAGGCTTGCGCTGCCCTGTTTTATCTAAAAAGTTATAAACTGCAACCGTAACAGGTTTGTTGTTAGAGATCTTTGGAAAATCTCTAAGTCCCTTTTGTAATGGTGTGACTGTAGGTGTAGGTGACATTGTTTTAGCAATCTCATTGCCAACCACACATCCTGTTAGACTAAGTGCCATTACTATTGTTGCAGCAAGTTTAAACATTAGAATCCAAATCCACTTGTTGGAATAATTAGAGTTGTTACTGTACCATCTGAGGCAGTTACAACCAGTTTAACTTCGTCTCCAATAGTATCATACTCTATAGTGTTTCCTAAAATTACAATTGTCCCGCTGTCTTCCGCTGTTTCCCCAAATAACTTCTCACTCAACTGTTTACTTAATTCAGCGTAAACGCGACTTTCAAAGTTCTTCATAAACTTGTTAATGTTTGTATTTTCAGCTTCACGCTCTAGCTCTCTAGCCTTAGCTTCTTCTTTGGCTTTAATATCAGCCTTGCGTTGGTGTGTAAGGTTTTCAATAGTCAATACATGACTGCTATAGCCATGCCCACTAAAGGCAGGTGAACGCCAAGTGTGTCTAAGTTCCCCAGCGGCTGCTTGAGTAAAAAAAATCACGCTGAAAAAGACTGTAGCTATAACAGTTCGCATATCCGTACTCCTCCGCCCATATTTATAGAAAAAACCGCACATTAATATGTGCGGTTTTCTTATAGCCTATATATGAGTTGTTATTCCATCACTCGTTGTTTAAAACTATCTACTATAGTTTTAATTTCTACAGCAGTAAGTGGAGTTAAAGGTCTTGCTTTATACCAATTACTAATCTGAAATGAATTAACTAATAAACTAAGTATATTTTTTAGTTTATTAATTATCATAATACATGCCTAGATTATGCATATGCATCGCTGAACGAGCACGTGATGTGCCGTAGCGTACACAAGCTGCTGCAAAGTTTTTACCAAATTTCTGAGTACGGGTCTTAAAGGCGTCCCATAAGCCTGTTTCCACCAATAGGGTGCTTGTTAAAAAAGACATATTTTTTCTCCATGTGTATATGTGTGTGCTTGAGGAAAGCAATACCCCGGTCTTTTCCGGCGTCGCGCTTTTGAGGCATGCGTCATGCCATACTGTACTGTAATAGTACAATATTATTTATTGATTAGTCAAGGAAAAATGCGTTTATCTAATGTAAAATCTGTTATGCGGAAATGTAATAGTTATTTTTTAAACTTGAAGCTGATTTTGCCGCGGATGCCTGTCGCATCAAAATTCTTTGAAGTGTTGATATTAACTTTGCCTTCAAATACTGGTGGCCAAACAAACTTAAACTCGTTCATTCTAATATCGGCACCAGATTTACTTGTACCAGCATAAACTTGAGTAAGTGTACTGAAGTTAAGAAGTGCTTTAACTGCTTCAGTTGGATCTGTGTCATTTAGTTTAAGTTCTAAAAATCTGCTAAGGGCAGCGGTTGCATGATAGATTACATTATAAAGTGGTTTGTCTGTATCAGCACCGTATGTAGGTAGTAAATTCTGCAAACGTGGTGTAAGATCTTCAAGTGTACTTTTGTTGCCCTGCTTTGCTTTCTTAATTTCAGTAGCAATTACAGATGCATCATTTTCATCAATTAACTTCTGCTCCAAACATAACTGAATAAAGCCTGCTGGTGCACTCATTGTTGCTACAGTTTCTACTAGATTAATAAAGTCTGGATATGTATCCATTACCTGCTTAAAGTCTGCGTCGTTTTTCTTTAATTCAATAGTAGCATAAAGTCCTGCTAGACTTGCTGCTGCGCCTCCACCTGTTTTTGCTTTACTACTAACGCCAACTTTGCGGCCGTTTGGTGCCACAAGTTCACTGTCTGTTAAAGCATTGGAAACATCTAGAGGGAAAATAATCTTACAATTAGCAAACTTTTCACCGCCTAGTAGAGCTTCTTCAGCCTTAAGTAGTACACCCGGAGGAATAACTTGTCCTGTAATTACTGCTATAGGTGCTGCAAATTCACCAGTATAGTTTTCGTGTATACTTCTATACTTTTCACCGTCCTGGATAACAAAGTCTTTATTACCCTTTGATAGTTCAGTAATATAGGATACCATTTGTGATTTAAGATCGTCTGGAATACCGCTAGCATTTTTAAGAGCATTCGCAATCTGTGCAGGTTCGTATGGACCTTCACTAGTGAACACACTGCTAGGTTTAATGGCGTATGCCTCTTTACGTGCTGTTTTACTACCAAACTTATATCCGCCATGTCCAGGCTTTGCGCCTGCTGGTATATCTGTCATAATACCTGCAGAACTACGTACATTCTTAACGTATCTTACATAATACTCATCAACATCTTTTGTAAGCATGTGGACAATATATAATCCAAGCATGCCATTGTTAGGTTTGTTTACAACATAAACCTCACCCTTAACTTGTGACTGAAAGTTTTTTAACGCTTCGTTACGTTGTTCAGGTGTTTCAAATTGCTTTTCGGAAGTGTCAGGCCATAGAATAAGCTCTACAAAAGTAGATGTGTCTGTCTCATCCTTAGGGTTGTAGAATTCATCGCCTTGTCTGCGATTTGGGAAGCCTACACTTTCAAGCAAATCTTTTAATAACATAGTAAAGTATTTATAATATTTCCCAGTCAGTTAGTGTGTAGTAATGTAGCCCGTCCTTAGCCTCATGCTTGATGGGTGAACCCTTAACTGGGAACGGATGTTCGATAGTCTTTTGCCAAAAGTTGCGGAAGGGACAATTTAAATCCATTTCCAGCATATACAAGCGATCATTTTCATCGTGGCACCAATAGCAAAGCCAAGAATCCCGATGTTTAAAACTGTGCCTAAATGCTTTTTTAATGTGACTATCAATAAATGTTAGTGTAGTGGATATTTCCTTGCCGTGCGGTTCACTAGCCAGCCAAGGTGTGTTGTTGTAGTTTTTCCGCATTGTCTCTAGAATACTGTCTTCAGCATACAGTCTAGGCAAGCTAGCAATCATACCAACATGGTCTGCTGTAAAACTCTTGTCAGCTCTTGTCAAATATTCAAATAGTTGTGTGCGAAAGCGTGTCATATGTGTTTTACGCATACTGAGCATCATAAACTTCTGCCCATAATAAGCACGGATTTTTTCAGCATGCTGGATATACTTTGGCTGATTAGCGGGTCGAAAAATACCGATATCCTTAAATCCTGTATTAAAAATACTAGACTCTAGTGATTGGAATACTTCTGTATAATTACTGAGTCTGTTTTCATACATGTAGCAACTAATAGCAATAGGATCTACTGGTAGTTGATACTCCTTTAATGGCTTCTCGACCTGCTCTTCTCTAAGAACTTGTATGATACTTGTCAATGTAACCTCTATCAATTAGCCGGCGCCGCTTGAAGGCAACACGGGTTTGTATTTCATTCTCATCCAACAGATCTTCTGCGATGAGGATATCCAGCAATACTTTTACATCTGCCGCTTCTTCCGTGAGATCATTAAGTGTTTTTTCATTTAGACCATGGCGTAGAACTTTACTGCAACGCTGCGTAAGTTCACCGCATTCTTCCATTAGAATGATTAGCACTTTTTCAAGGTCAATTCCAGTATAAGGATGATTGTAACTGTCCTTGTATACTTTATTTCCTAAGCCATCGTAGGACCATAATCTTTTATCCGGGTCTAGCCAACTGTTAGCCATTTTCATAAATCCTGTTGTGTGTATCAGAGCAACGAATAAATGTTGCACATTTGCTGAGATCTTTTAGTCGTTTAGCGCCTACATATGTGCAGGTGCTGCGAATACCGCCTAGCAAATCCTGTATAGTTGCTGCTACTTCTCCCTTGTAGGGGATAAGAACTTCGCGTCCTTCGCTACTACGATATTCTTTTAGGCCGCCAAAGTGTTTGTCATTCGCCGCTTGTGAACTCATACCATAGAATTCTATAAACCGTTTTTCGTCTAGAATCCAATTACCATCTTCGTCAATCTCACCATTGCGATAGTATTTGGTAACTACTTCGCCGCCGCCTTCATCATGTCCTGCTAGCATACCGCCTAGCATTACAAAATCGGCTCCTCCAGCGAACGCTTTACTGACGTCACCAGGACATGTACAGCCACCATCAGCAATAATATGTCCACCCAACCCGTGAGCTGCGTCTGCACATTCCATAACAGCACTCAACTGCGGATAGCCAACACCTGTTTGAATTCTCGTAGTACAAACACTGCCAGGACCAATGCCCACTTTGACAATATCTGCTCCACGTAGGATTAACTCTTCTGTGATGTCTCCGGTTACAACATTACCAGCAATGATAATTTTTTCCGGAAACTCGTTTCTAAAGTTTGCTACAAAGTCTATAAAGTGTTCACTATAGCCATTAGCAACATCAATACATACCCATTTGATTGTTGCGCCTGCGTTTACAGCTCTAAACTTAGCTAGGTCGTCTTCTGTAACGCCCATACTATAAACAGCAAAATCACTGCCAGGATGGTTAAAATGTTCTGCTAGAATCTTTATTGGATAGTGTTTAACAATAGCAGTAAGCATACCCTGTCTGGATAGAATATCATTCATTTCCCAGGTACCAACACCATCCATATTGGCGGCAATGATAGGAATGCCAGTATATTCAGCATGACTATTTGTAAACTTATATGATCTGCGAAGATCAACTTCTTTGCGACTAGCCAGCGTACTACGCTTGGGTCGTAACAATATGTTAGAATAATCTAACTTTAAATCGTTTTCTATTCTCATATCACTATTATAATTAAATTGTAAGTATAAGTCAACCTGCAGGTTCTAAACGAACCTCTAGTGGAAACCCAGCGTTTCTTGCGCCTACTAGTACTTCCACGCCCTTTTGTTCTGCCATCTCAAAAGGCAAAACGGCAACAGTTCCCGATCCTTTGTCGTTAACTTCATGTGCCTTTTCTTTGGCATTATCCTCATTGTATTCAAATGTTGTAACAAGACTGTGTATAACAAATTCAAAACTAGTTACATCGTCATTTATATAGATGACTTTATAATTAGGTGGTTCAGATAAATCCAGTCGTTTTACGACATTAACCTTAATGTCAGTTTCCTGACTCATAAACTATCTCCATATGGGTAAATGTGGGAGGACAAGCCTCCCACACTATTTACTTGAAGTTGACTGGGATAATACGTGGTTTTAGTTCTTCAGGAACTTCACGTACCAGCTTAATGCTAAGAATACCATTTTCAACGTCAGCAGATTCAACATAAACATGCTCTGCTAGATTGAACGTGCGGGCAAAACGTCTGCCAGCAATACCCTTGTGTAGATATTCCTTTTCCTTCTCACCAGCTAACTTTTCAATAGTCGCTTCAACGGTAAGGGTGCTTTCGTGAGTATTAATATTAATACCTTCACGAGGAATACCTGCTACTGCGATTTCAATAACAAAAGTATTTTCGTCTTCTTTAATTACGTTGTATGGAGGATACCCGTCACTAGCATTATTCATATTATATGACATACGATCAAGTAGGCGATCGATACCAATAAAGTTACGATGTAGTGAAGGCAGGTCGAGTGTGGTTAGTCTTGTATTCATTGCATTTCTCCTTGTGTTAAGCAAGATATACTTGTGTAAGTCCCATAATGGCAACTTACATCTATATTTATACTACAAAACATAAGGATTGTCAAATATTTTACAAATTATTTTCGTTCAAACGCTGTTTCTTTTCAGCTCTGCGGATAGCAGCTTCTTTAGCCCTGCGCTTTTTGTCGCTAGGTTTTTCATAAAACTGCCGGTTACGCAGTTCTTGTGTATGACCTTCGTCTTGAAGCAGACGCTTTAGTTTACGCCAGGCCTTGTTAATGTTATTACCTCTTACCTCTACAGTAAATCCTTTCTTTCTAAAGTCATTATAATCTAAATTATTGTGTCTTTTCATTTATTCCTCTTAAATTGTTGTTTGTATTTTCTGTCCACTTTAAAATAAAATCTACAGGATCGGGTATCTCATTTAAGTTAAACTTTAAATAACTAACTGTATTATTGTAATAAAAAACTTTGGGTTTGTCTATAAAATAGCCAGCAATAAAGTTTTCTTTATCGAGTTCCATTAAGAATATATCAGACTGACTGTAGCACGATATAATCCAATCTATACTACTGTCATAACCTGCCACATATACAGTAACTCTTGCATCCAGGTTACATAATATGTCACAAATACTAGAAACATATACTATATTACCCAAACATGTGATTGTATAGTCAGATCCATAAAAATGATCAGGTTCTGATACAGCAACTACATTACTTTGAGAGTTTGGCAATTTCTTCTTGCTCTACTTGTGACAAGTCTTCAATTTCTATTCTCCTATTATCTATCTCGTTTTTAAGATAGGCGATGTATTCCTGATTGTCCAGGTAGGCCCTTGTATTAGTTTTACTAATCTCTATCCAGCGGTCACCAGTATATCTAAAGAGTTTGTTGGGGAGAACATCCACACGCACGAATAAATCACCACGGGTGGCTGTAGTGGGGAACCAAGTTCCAAACGTTACATTTGCTGCCCTGTCAATACTAAGGTCTACTACACCGGCAACTTCAACCGTAGGGACCGTTAGGATTTTTTTTCAGTTGTTTCCTTATTAGTAGCTGCTGATACTAGATCATCGCCAAAACTGTCTTTTTCCACTAACCGATATTTTTCGGCCATCTTCAATACTACAGCATCACGACGTGCTACTTCTGCTTCTAGATCTGAAATTTGTGTGAGCAGATCAGTAATCCTAGTTTCAAATGCCTGAGCGCCTGCTCCAAGATCATCAATTCTTTTCTTTAACTCGTCACGCTCTGCTTCAGTAGCAACGACTTTATCAACTAACCCATCGGCTTCGTTTTTTGCTAGATCTAAGGCGCTAGCGAGTGTATCACGCTCCTTGAGAACTTCGTCATATTCAGCTTTAAGTTTAGCATGCTCAGCCGGATCCATTTTACCTAGATTGTCATCTAGGAGTTTTTCCAGCTCATTTAGAATATTATTATGTTGATCTAATTTCATTTCTAGTTCCTCTAATCTAGGATCGTTTACTCGAACTATCTTTTTTTTAACTTGTTTACGTTCCTGTCTCCACCAACCAATAGTCATTGTGCCTGCTAGCACAAGGCATACAGCAAGTGGATCAAAAACTGCTACTATTATAATTATCACCCAACGCACCGCTTCTTCTAATAATGTCTTATCTGCTGCGCCATAGATAAGTTCTGCGATGTATTTTACTGGGCCTACTTCTGCTTCAAACTGTCTGTACTTTTTCTCAAATACAAACTTCTCTTCTCGTAGCTGATCAATAACTGGCTGTTCGTTTTCTATTTGTTTTTCTAAATCAGCAATACGTGTGTCTACACCTTTATTAGCATTGCCTGCTTCAAGTGTGTAACGTGCAATATTTTCATTAGCACTCTTTACTGTGGGATCAATACTCTTGCGTATTGTGGCAATACGTGCTTCAACTGCCTTAATACTATCTGTTAGACGACCGTTGATTGCACGAATTTCTCGTTGTACTGCACTAGCAATACCTAGTTCATTTGCTTTGGCACGGTCAATATCCGCTTGTAGTTTATCACGTTCGGGCTTTTGTTTAGCTCTTAGTTCAGCACCCTTGGCAACGTTGTCTGTTGTGCTACTAAACAGACCACTTTCTCCAGTGGTGCCCTGTTTAGTATATGCTTCTACGTCATTGTCTAGTCTTGTAAGTTCGTCCTGTGCTACTTTGATACTAGCCTCTGCACGTTTTTGTGCATCTTCTAAACGGTTTTCCTGCTGTTTAATTTCGATGGCAGCTTGATCACGTAGGCCAGGTATCTTAGCGTTCTCAGCATCTATCTGTGGTTGTAGTCTAGCATTAGCATCCTTAATACGCTGTTGCTCTCGGGTAATGAGACTGTCGATTCGACCACCAGTTTCGCCCTTGTTTAAAGCCTGTATGTTTTCTTGCCAGCGTTTGATTTTGGCTTCTGACCTAGCCATCTTTTCGTCAATAGCTTCTGCAAGTGCAATCTGTTCTGCGCCTACACTAGCCTGTTCAATATGACTCTTACTTAGGAAACCAAACACACCCATGCTTGTAATAAACATAAGCACTATAACCGCCGCGGTTAGGTAGCCACGTATAAGTTTAGGCGCACGGTGCCAGTTCTGATGTAGCCATACAGTTGTTAGGATCTTACCAACTTCTAGTACACTGCCCATAAGAACAATAGGCAAGAAAGCTGCTGCGAAAATCGCAGTCAAGCCAATGATGCTATAGTACGCCGCAATGCCAGATATACAAAGGGCAACAAGTAGTGTAAGTAATCCTAAAAACATCTCTGTATTATACTACCTTTTTACTCTAACGTCTATATTTAACGCTGTTCAATCCAAGTGAATGATGCTAATGCGTCCTTATTCGTGACGTCGGAAGCACACAGGATGGTGAATACATCACTGACTGTTCCTAAACTGCTTCTACCGATTTGGTATGCTGTTCTTGCGTCCAACTCAACGCCCGTGCCACCACCACCTGAGATAACAAATCCGCTGTCAAGCACCCGGCCGTGATTGGCCACCGTGATGTTGGTTGGGGCAATATAGGTTTGGTACTGTGTGAATCCGTTTGGGTCTGGATGATCCAGCCATGGTTGCGGACCATTCGCACCTGCCGTGACTTCTGCTGGTATGGTAGCATTACGCACCAGTTTGTAAAACACGTTGGTGTTGTCAATGGTAGCGACTTGTAACATCTGTGGTAACACGATTCCTTGCAGTGTTGTGGGCTTTAGTCTAATGCTCAAAATGGGATACCAATTGTCATTGGTCACTGCGGAGGACAAGGCCGATGCCATGCGTGTGCCGTAGAAAGGAGAACTGATGTTTTGGGCGATACCAAGTTTGCCCACTGCGCCTTCTGAGATAATACTGTTGGATCCTTGAAGCATGGTGTATGGACCACCTGCCACCGTGCTGATTGCTTCCATTTCCATCCTGATGGGGAGGAAGGGAGTCTGTGCCCAGGGCAGTGTATGTCTGTTGGCATTACGATGGGTGTGTATTATGCGAGTTGCGCCGTCAATTACAAAACCAAACTTGACTTGGCCCGCACCATACCATTCATATTCGATGTTGATCAATTGTATCTTGGTTGGGTCTGCTGTTATGCCACTTACTGTAGTGCCGTCAAGTTTGTCGCCATTCCACTGACTTCTTGGAACCACAATGTCAGCACCGCCGTTTGATACTGTGCAGTTATATATTGGAGCACCATCCACCCATACGCCACTGTCTTCAAACCAAAAGCCATCACCTTCTTGGTTGAACATTCCAAATCTTTTGCGAATGCCTTCCACAGGAGTTTCAAGCGTGACAGCGAAACTCACCGTGCTGGTCCTTCCCGGAACGTATCGTTGTACGAGAAGAGTTTGCCTAACGACCTTGTCGCCACTGTCTCCATTGATGCTCAATTGAACTTGGCTGGTGGCTGGTGCGTGGGTGGCACTGCCAGTTCCTGTTACATCAGTTTCCCATACATCTGTTTCAACACCATATTGGAATGTGTTGAAGAAAGTGGTTTCATAGGGACTAACTTTTTGCCTACCCTTTGAGGTTAGGTTGCCGTCATCACCCGGACCAGTGGCAGTTTTAACACGCAGGATGGGTTGCCCTGATGAATTATATTCCATGGCTTTATGCAGGTTAAGTAGGTTTGTTTCCTGTGGATGTTCGTATGCTGTGGTGTTGTCTCTACTAGTGTCTGAACGATCAACCATGATTTATGTCCAAGGACGACCTTGTGTGAGGACATCACCGTCACCAGTGTTATCCACCACAGTATCGCCAACGTATTTGGTGGGAAGAATATCTCTATCGTAGGTATTGCCCGTGCGATAATAGGGTTTGGTAGTATCACCGCCTGCGCGTCGTTTGAGTTGGGCTATTTCCAACTGCATGATCTGGCCAGCTTCCCGTGTAGCCTGATTGCGATCTGCACTTACTGTAATAATATCACCTGCTCTAATACCAGCATTGAATAGTGTAGTACCACTGTCATCTGTGCTGTCTTTCACAAGTCCATTTTTGTGAATACTGACACGACCATAATATGCACTATCTAATCCTTCGTCACTAATAATAGCAGTACGAAGTTGTGCCATTGTTTGTCCGTCGTCGATTGTAAAGTCATTTAACAGTCCTGTTAAACCCTTGTACTTGATATTAATGCTTGCCATGCTCGTGCTCCAACTGTGTTAGATAATGATACAGGCTTGGTGAATCTGTGCGCAAATCAGCGGCATGTTTGGGGCCATTTACCCCGCCGCCTGCATGAGTTGTTACGCTTTCAATATCTGCGTATTGCTCGTTAGGTGCGTTAGCTGGTTCGCACTCACTGCGATCATCGTCAGTTAAATCTTCAATCTGACGGAAATGATTATCGTCAACAGGCTCATTAACCTGTTGATATTCGTCAATTACACCCAATAAGCGTTTAATAAGTTCACTAGTATCCATACTGTATTTATTGTAGGACGGCGAACTCCTCAGGGTTATCTGTGGTGTAAACTACACGCTTAAAGTCAAACTCAGCAATAGCCCGCATACAGCCCTTGCAGGGCTTTGCCATACCGTTCACCCATTCACGCTTGTCGTTATCAGGGTGTTTGATTCTATAGACATAGAGAGTTGCTTTACGCAAATCATCCTTATCCAAATGGTTAAGGCTGTTGGCAATAGCGTTTACTTCGGCATGCAAAAAGATTGCTTCTTTATTCTTACCATACTGTCTTGCGAGAGGATGACTTTTGTACTGGTTTCGTCCTGTACTAATAATTCTATTCTTAATTACGACGCAGGCGGATAGTTTTGCACGACTAGCGCCTTCATTGTCAATAGCCTGTCTACGCAGGAAGTCCATTACTCTATAATCACGACGCCCCAAGGGCGACGGCGGCGGTACGTCATCCATTCTTCTTGCCCCGCTTGAGCTTGTTAGTATGGGCATCAAAAAGGTTACCTTCACTATCAACCTTGTAGAGCTTGCCGTCTACATTAGTGTAGCCAACAGCAACCTTCTCAGGGTTAATAGTACGATTAAGAAAGTTAGGAATAGTGAGCATCTCGTCTTCAACTGTCATCGTTTTCGTCTTAGGCATTATCATCTCTCTTGTTGTAAACATAAGTTACATAGCCGGCCCTTGTGTTGTCGAGTGTGACCACATAATCAGAACCGTATTCCTCTTGGTCTTTAAATAAACTCTTGAGATAGAGTATTGGGTTATTATCAACCCATCCCAGATTATATTCGTGTTCGATTCGTGCTGCTTTAGGTAGCATTTCTACGAAAGTCTTCCAAAACATCCTCGACGAGGTAAGGAGCATCTGCGGCAAAGCCGCCAACATGCCAACGGAAAGTTCCAGTACGAGCAGTCAGTGGACTACCCTCCTTCCAATCGTAAAGGGTTACTGTGTAGTCATCATAACAATCAAGCACAGGATTGTACACTGTAATCTCACCACGAAACTCGTTAAAAACCTTGTCACTAGGACCGAGGTTCTCACCAAACACTGCTTCAAGTTCTGCATAGGTTGCCATAACATAACCCTGCAGGCTTGTACCTACAGCATCTACAGTGTCACCGCTGTCAAATATTCCAATCATTACGCATACTCCTTTACATTCCAAACCATTCCATCACGCATTGCACTTGCAGTAAGAAAAACCTCATGCCCGTTCATGCCCTCAAAGACAAGATTGATCTTGTCGCCACTGCGTTCAACTCGCTTCAATCCAGCAAGTTCCTCAACAACACAACCGCCCATATCAACTTCAATCATTTCCAGTTCTCCTCATTTCCTACATATAAACATAACACATCTGTACTATGCGTCAACCGTTTTAGCGAACGAATTCGTATGGCTTGTTCCAGCTACCAATGCTTAGGTTTAGGTAGTAAGCCGTATCAAAGTAGTCGGTCATGCTATCCGAATTATCATACCAACCCTTGTTAGCATGGAAACCTTCGCCCTGAATAGGTGCAGTCTTCATGATCTCTAGGATACGCTTAAAGAAAATCTCGTGCTTACCAACTTGGTCTAGGTGGTACTCGTTAACATTACTATGTCCAGTAGCAGTAATATCGCTAAGATCCCGGGGACCTTTCGCCAGCGTAACATCTAGGCTGTAGCTACCAGCGCCCTTGCGAACGCTGAACTTGTACTTGGGATAAGCAGCCTTAAGCTCTTTACGGACTGCCTTGACGTCTTCTGCACTGATATAAGCCATTTCGTTGCTCCTCAATTTCAACTTATAATGTATAATAGCACTTCCTAGCAGATGGTCAACCATTTTAGATGAAAAAAGCCCACCGAAGTGAACTTTTTTCTGTAGTGTAAAGGCTATTTTTGCCCGCTCTGTGACACTTTTGGGAGCCGTTCCCTTGACCCTATATCACGGCAGTCAGCTGGCATAGCTACCCTATTACGTCAAAATCTGGGTCATCTTTGACAGCAATCCAACGATGGTCGCCAGTTGGACTGAACACCATCGCAAAAGGACCTAGTACACCAGTATGCTTTGTGGTTTGGATACTGTCACGAATCTCGCTGACCCAGAACTCTGTACCAAACTGCTGGATACGATTCTTACCGTGTTTGCTCTTACCTTTGAGCGTAATCTTATCGCCTACTTGCATTGTGATTCTCATCTTCAACTCTTTAACTTATATTATATAATAGCATACCTTAGTCTAAAATCAACCGTTTCTGATAAAAAAATAAATCGCAGATTTATACGGTTTTTGATAGTTTGCTAAATGTTTGAAATCTAACAAGAAAAAAATATCACTTTTTTGCTCAGAAACGGCTGACATATGCCCTGTATGTGCTAATATGTATGTATAAGGATTTTGGAGCAGACAATGGCCAAGTACAAACCTCGCTATTTCAAGCCAGCTGGTATGAACACTGCCAAGCACTTTATGGTTGGCATTGTCTGGCCAGTCTCAGGTAGCAAGGGCAATACTTACGACATAGAGCTACATCCTGAGGGATTCGACTGCTCTTGCCCAGGCTTTGGTTTTCACGGCAGTTGTAAACACGTTAAGGCAGTTGCTGAAACATTTACCTGTGAAGACGTTCCTGAATATAAGGTTGCCTGATGTCCTTACATGACCAAGAGTGTATAGATGCTATAGAGAACCCTAACATGATGGTTCCCTGGTATCTTATGGCGGCCTACGCATACTACGAAGAGGATTCGCCCATACTTAGCGATGGACTATTTGACGCACTAGCTAAACGTATGCTAGAATGTTGGAATGATATAGATCACTGGCACAAGGATCTAATCACACCGGAAGATCTAAAAGCAGGCACTCTGCTACGACGTGATTTTCCCAACAGAGTAAAGGGTGCTGTGGAGTACCTTGTACAGACTAAATAGGCTTATAAGGAGAATGTTATGAAGTCCGGGAATATTTTTGTAATTGCGGTATGCGCAGTAGGCCTTTCAGGCTGCTTGGCTACCAACCAGGATAAAGGTGCGCTGATTGGTGCCGGCGCCGGCGGTTTACTGGGTAGTAAGATTGGCGGTGGAACTGGTAAGTTGGTTGCTACTGGTGCTGGTGTTCTAATTGGTGCTATGACAGGCAGCGCAGTTGGTCAGAGCATGGATCAGAAACAACAGGCTCCCACGGTCGTTTATCAACAGGCACCTGTGTATCAAGTTCCTGCTGATGCTTGCACCCAGTACCGCACTAATGAGGGAGCGTATGCTGCTTGTCAGCGTGGTGTAGCACAGAAGAACGCAGACATCCAACGTCAGTTGGAGCAGGACGCTTATCAGGCTGGTCGCAGATAATACTACAACTAGTCAAGGAAAAAGGGACCGTTTGGTCCCTTTTTTATTCTCTATCGCTAGCAAACTGTGTTATAAAAATATGCTTGCCAGTCTCAAAAAGTCCTACTGCTCCTAGCCAATCTTTGCTACTAACATGGATAACAGAATTACCCTCGTTGTCTATGCTACAGGCAGCAAACTCAGTGATAACGCCCTGATGGGCCATCTCTAGCATTTCCTGCAATACGTCAACAACGCTTTGTTGACCACGCTCTTCTAATGTTTGGTCATTCTTAACTACATTAAGATGTACAATCTTTTCATCATCGCTCATTTTGTTTCTCCAAGTGGGCTAGGTCCATCAGTATCCTTAGGATAGAACCAACCTGTTAATGTATAGCGAGGGTGATCCGCCGCATAACTGACAGGACTTATAAAGTGCTTGTTAATCCTATCTTTTATTGTAGCACTAACATCCATTAATAGCAAGCGATTACCAAAAGGCTCCACACTTGTTTTAATAGTGTGCTCATCGTCGTTCATTATACATAGTTGTCCGCCCCAATGCGTTTCCCATGTATCATTTAAGTAGAATATATATGCCAGCCAGCGTTTAGGATCATGATGTGCCTTTAGCCAACTCGTATGGTCGTAGGCACTATAGGTAGGTTGGTGTGTGTACATATTAGTAAAACCACTAACATACTCTGCTAGGTCCATAAAACTAGTATCCGGCTTGCCTAACTGGTAATCTTCTACACAAACTCTTGTAAACTCTGTGGTTAGTGGATGGTCTATAAAAACACAATCCTCTTCTTTAAGAATCCATTTAGCCATGTGCCAGTAGCCAAAAGTACCTTGTCCGCTTTGTTTGTATTCATCACGCAGAGCCGCTTCATCTATATTAGCAAGTTTTTCAGGTGATATCTTTTGGTGGCTAGTGTGTATGCATCCCCAACGTCCATAGTTGATCTTCTTAACAGCATCATAGATTTCAGTTATGTACTCGTCTTGGAGCACATTGTCTATAATGCAGAATCTATTCTCTGCAAAATCCTTTTGTGCTTGATCTAGACTATCAGTATTAAACACTAGTTCTCTCTGTAAAAGATATGGTCGTCGATCTTAGTTATTAGACGCATACTTTTACGCCAATGAGGACTGACATAATCTGCATGGTAATGTGTAGCACCTTCTACCATGCCGCTCCATTTGTCAAACGCTAGGATCTGATAGGCAACATCTTCAGCAAGTTTCCAACTAACACTTTGCTTGTTAGCAGGAGGATCTGTCTTGCCGTCACAATACCAACTAAACTGGCATTTGTGGCGAATAGGATAATATTCTCTTTTACTATCGTCCACATCCTTACCACGAGTTTTCCAACTCTCAGTGTGTGGGCCTTCGTAGATAACTTCACAAGGGCTACCAGGATAGCGCCTATCCTTAACACGATTCATAACAACACGACCTACAGCAATCATACCTGCTACACTTTGGTTGCTTGCTTCGCGATACATGTTAAGTGCCATACAGTATTGCTCTTCTTTATCTACTCTAACATTAGTGGGCTGTTTTGGTAGATATACAATACGTGTTTTGGTAGTAGGAACTTCTTTGATTACTACCTTTTCAACTACAGTGGGTACTTCTACTTCCACAACCTTGTCTATAGGTACAAGTTTTTCAACTACTCGTTCTACTGTAACAAACTCTATTTCAGTTTTTGGCTCGGCACCGTAGTAATACGATACTACACCTGCAATAAACCCAATAATCAAAAGTCCAGCTCTAGGTCCCATTAGAACCTCCATGCTTGTTAACGATATACTATATTAACTTGTATTTGAGACTTGTCAACCGTTACGGTTTAACGATTCCTTCAGCAATCAGGCGTTCTCTATTACGCATATGATGAGCTTGAACATCTTCTTTACTGCCACCAAAGTAAGGTACACAATGTCCTTCAGCAATCATAACTTCTGTAACCATGCGACCATCTTCACTAACAAAGTCACCGAGGATACGACCAAACTTGCCTTTCATATCCTCGCCATCTTTGTTTACTTGTGTTTTTAGGATTGCTTGTTTCCCTAATAAGGATTTCAATCTAGCTTTTGCAGCAAGTCCAAACTTCTTTTCTACCTTATCACTTGTGCGAGATTCTGGTGTGTCAATGCCCATAATACGGACACGTTCGTCTTTAAGCCATACGCCAAAGCCTAGGTCGATGTCAACATCTACAGTGTCTCCATCCACAACTTTGACGACATTTACTCGATATTCGTACATAATCGATACTCCTCTTCCAGGAGTATTTATCGATTACCGAGTTCTGCCTTGTCCGCGATACTTTTTGAAACTTGCACGTAATCGTTTGTTTTTAGGCTTGGACATATTACTCTGTCCAATGCTTGTACGCTTTTTTGTACCCTGTCTGTTGAGTGTAAGTTTAGTGTTACCACCGGTTGCTTTTCTTGATGCCATAGTCGATCCTCCTTTAGGACAGACTATTTATTACTTACTGTGTGGAGGCATCCTTGATTCAACAAACCAAACATGTTCGCGACGACCTGGATGATACTTACGCATACGCAACTTCTTGCCTTCACGTAGCTGGCTTACTGTCTTTGGATGGACGAAATGAAACGTAGCACTGTTACGCTGTTCATCCTCTGGAATCATCCATACTTTATCGTTACGATTATTCTTCTTTGCCATTAACCGTTACTCTTCATACTGTAACGACCAGACTTCCAAACTTCATTAGCAGGCACACGAATAAACTTTTTGTTAGTTTCATTCTTATTAGGGTTTTCAATAGTAAGCATTACACGCTTACCTTTAAGAAAGGCTGTCATTTGATTATTCACACGTTCGACTGAACGGTTCTCAACGTAGTCTTTACGGCATGCCTTCTTTAACCAACGTGACACATTGTTATGCTCGCCTTTTGAAGTATAGTGCTTACCGCTGCTCTTCTTGCCTTTTGCCATTAGTTTGATTTTCCTTTTCTAAAAGTTCTTTGCATACGTTTTCGTTATCTTTGAAAACATTTTTAAGTGTGCAATCTTTGCCTATAATATCACTAACAACCTTGTCAGCAATACCTTTTCCTGTTTCTGCTTCAACTATACCGTCTGCTGCCCAGCTTCCTATAGTCCCAATTAATTCTACGGCAGTAATGCTAGCACAGCCTGGAGGTATTGTTAATAACAACATCAACATTATAACTTTTTTCATTGACTGTGTCTACTTTCTTACTCCGCAATTATTTATTTTTAGCGAAAAAAAATGCAACCATTTCTGTTGCTAGGTAGGTTGCCCACCCCATGAGATTATGCTGCTAGAGCAAAATCCTCAGATGCTACATTATCGTTAGCATTTATTGTTTTTTGCTGATTTACGGTCTCGCCTACCGGTAACTCCACTTCGCTATACAACGCCAATCGATACCTAGTTCGCCCCCCTCAGAAACACACGAATAAGTAATGGCCCAAATCTATAACTTTTATAAGGATTTCCACTATTTAATTTAAATTCGCCCCATTGAAAAGGAGTTCCTTTAAACCAACTAATCCAATGCCAATCCCAATTCATTATATCCTCATGTGTTTATGGTGGAGGCGCCGGGATTCGCACCCGGGTCTTGTTCGCCTTTTGCTGGGCTTCAACGTTACAATACTATTTAACTACAAATGCTAGGAAATGTCAACCTAGTTTGCATCTCTAGTCAAATAATTGACACGTACACCACTTGGTGCAAAGAATTCCTCAACTGTGCGAACAACCTCAGCGTTATCATAGGGCTTACAACTAAACACGTCGATATAACAATCGCCAGTGTCATCGCAGAAGTGACCGCAAATATTTGAAGTCTCAATCAGTTGGACAAGAGTGTAACCAGTCTTGTCTTCCTTGCCAAAGTGTACTACCTGAGGTTCACCATACGCAACCATATCAATCCGCTTTACTAATTCTTTAGCAAAGGCACTAATATTTTCTGCACTGGTGATTTTAGACTTATCGCATGCGCGGCAGTCTAGTGTTAAATGGTAGCCCCATGACATATGTGTATCTCCTTAGGAAAAAAAAATGCAGGACATTTCTTACGTCCTACATTGTAATTGTATTACAACATTATAAAAATGTCAAGGTTATTTATATACGTATATTAAATTTCTTCCTGATACTCAGCACGCCATTTAATGCCGTACTCGGACATAAGCTGTTGGTTTTTTCTCTCTTGGGTATAAGCATCCCAATATTCACCATATCCGTCATTGTTGAATACTACTGCACTATCAAACATTCCTTCAATGATACTCGTTTTATCTACGCTTTTAACACGATCTTCTAACGCACTTCCGAAATAATAGGCATTGTCCTTGCTATTATTTCTAAGTTCTAATTGTAGATCAGTTCTGCTAGCAAACTCTTTTTCGTCGTAGACTTTCTTTTGCATATTTGTCCAGGAGCTCTGTAAAGTTCCTAAAGCGCCACTTACACTAGAGTCACTAGCAAGAGCTGTCAAAGCACTATCTATTTGTACCATTTTTTCTTCAGCAAAATTGTCGAGAGTTGCATAAGAGGTCATGGTGTATGGATCAGTTACTACAGATGCAGTAGCATAATCTAGAGTATCTAAATAATCAGGTGTTGTAACTGCTGTTACTAATTCACTGTATCTTGCTTTAATATCTGTTAATTTTCCCTGACTATCTAAATAATCCATTGTATTAGCATAATCATAAGCATTTCCTGTTCTGGTTTTAGGATTGCCTAAACCTACGCCGCCTACTGTGCCCATTAGATCCCCGGTAGTGATAGCACCATGATGACCACTGCCGCCCAGATATGTATTTGTAAGCTCTGTTAGTGCTCCAGGAGCAATGGGAAAATCTGTATCACTAATAATATTAAGATCAGGTAAACTTAGATTAGTAACCAAGTTTCCCAGTTGACCCGGTGTACTTAAACTACCAAGATTTACGCTTTGTAATTGTTCTCTAAATTGATCAAAATTATCATAAGGAATATCATCAAAACTGTTCGCCATGATTTGTTCAAAGTTTGCAAAATCAGCGAGGCTAGTCATACCCGGTACATTACTGCCCAATAGTCGCTGGGCATAGGCAATCTGTCCTGGATCAGTTACCATGCCTAATGCTTCAGTCATTGCCTCATTAAAGTCACTACTAGATAAGTTTGGAATCATATTAGCATCAATGCCCACAGTAGCAAGAGCATCACCTATACCAGTAATGCCTGCTCCTCCAGTGGACAAGAGCTTACCTACGACCTGCCCAGGATTACCAAAGTTAGCAATATCCCCCAAGTTGAAAGCACTGCCTAGATTTCCTAAGTCCATGCCCAATGATGGCAAACTACCTACAGATCCAGTTAGGCTACCCAATCCATTTGTTACCATAGATAGATTATTAGGAAAGGCACCTCCTAGGTAGTTGCCAAAATTGCCACTAAGTGGAAATGTCTGTGTTAAGCTGCTGATACTGGCGCCAAAATTCAAACTGCCGGCGTCCACAATGGACCCAGCAAGACTGCTACTTATTCCACTAAAAGCATCTGCAGCGCCAAAAGTTTGTGCCATTTGTAGTGGCCCACTGCCAAATAAATTGCCAGTATGACTTCCCATAGCACTTAGAAAACTACCACTACCTAGCGAGCTAACAAAACTAGATCCTACTGAACCATTTAAGGCGCCGCCAAGTGCGGCGCTACCGATACCAGCCAAGCTGGGAGCAGCACCACTAAGATTACTTAATGCACTAACGGCACCGCCCAATGGATTGGTTATGCCAAGTCCGGCGGCAATACTGACCATATCACCAACTCCAGTGGATCCAGGTATAACGCTACCAGCAACAGATCCCAATGCTCCTGATACGCTACTTAATATTCCGCCGCCGGCGGTTGACATCACATTACTAAGTCCTGGAACGGCACTGACCAGACCGGCACCGCTCATCATACCAGCAACTGCTGATAACCCAGTAACACTTAACACTGCGCTTACACAAGCCATTTAATCTATCCTATCGTACAATCAAAAGCACCTGTAGCTCTAGGATGGCCGCAAGTATCAATATCGCCTATCCTTAAAACTGGGATGCCGTTCATAGTAACACTAAAACTACCAGGAAATGCTGCTGTAGCAGCACAATGTATGTCACAACCAGGAGCACCGCAACAAGGATGAGGTGTTACTCTACTGCCTTGTCTTGCTGCTGGTCGACCATTAACAGTTACATTCATGTGACCCTGTACTGCAACGCCGCCTGCACTGTTAATATCACCTATTCTTACTACTGGTCTTCCCATGCTGTTATTTATCAGCAGTATTATGTGCTATTATAATATAATCTTCCATGACTTCATTTACTAAACTTTTAGCAATCAGTTCTGGATCCTGCTCTGTAGTAATATAAATGCTCCTGCCAATACGCACATCTTCAACACTAGTAAATCCTAAATTTTGTAAGGCACGTGTGGTAGCCTTTCCAGCATTGTCCAAAATGCCACGCTTGAGCATGATTTGTATTTCATAGCGTGAGGTCATCTAGGCCTAGGTCTCCCATGCGTTCACGAATTTCTGGTGCGCTCAGTTTAGTGAGACCATCACAGCCACCTTCCACAAACAATGCGCCATGCTGATAGATTTGTGGTACTGTTTTATGTCCACGGAGTACGAGGAACTCTCTTGCTTCACTATCTTCCTCAATGTTTAGTTCTTGGAAAGTTATGTCATATCTTTTTAAATATGCCTTGGCGCGGTCGCAGTAAGGGCAAAAGTTTTTTGTATATACTGTTAACAATTTATCAACTCCTTTTGTACAATAGCTTATTTACGGTCTGGAAAGTAATCCTGCTGTATACCTTCTTCAAGGTCTACATCTGGATTGTCCAAAAATTCATAGTTCAAATCAATTTTATAATTGGTTTTCTTTAAATTTACAAAACAATAACTCATCTATTCCTCTATTTGTTTAGAGGCTGAGTCCACTGAACGTATCCTCTTCTACGTCTTGTTTGGTGCCACCAATAATGTAGCTTGAGATTTCCGTTTCTTGTGGTGCTACTTGTACTTCAGCGCCGCTAATCCATTTTTGTGTCCAGGGCAGTGGGCTGGCCTGTGGTACATTAAATGGAGTACGCATACCAATAGCAATCATGCGCTTGTTAGCGATCCATTCAATATACTGACTGAGCAGTTGTGCGTTGAGACCAATCATACTACCGTCTTTGAATAAGAACTCTGCCCAACGTTTTTCCTGCTCAACTGCACTTACAAACATCTGCACACATTCGTCTAGTGTTTCTTCTGCAATCTTTGCAAAGTCCTTGTCCTCTTTGGGTAGTAGTTTTAGTAACTGTTGTGTACTTCCCAAGTGTACATTCTCATCACGAGCAATAAACTTAATAATCTTAGCATTGCCTTCCATCTTCTTAAGTTCTGCAAATGCCCAACTGCATGCAAAACTCACATAGAAGCGAACACCTTCGAGAATGTTTACACTCATCAGTGTAAGCCATAGCTTCTTCTTTAGCTCGTATAAATCTACATTGATCTCTGTTGCAACGTTGCTGAAGTTACCATTTACTTTTGAGGTATCGTGTTCCTTACCGCTTACTACAAGATGCTTACCTACACCCAGTAAATTATACCACCCAGCCATACGCACTAGATCATCATAGTGCTTGGTAATATCATCTGCACAGTCGACAATCTCCTGAATGTCTAACATCTCATCGAACACTTTGCTCGGGTCAGCATATACATTACGAATGATATGTGTGTAACTACGACTATGAATAGTTTCACTGAATGCCCAAGTTTCAATCCAAGTCTCTAGTTCTGGTAAACTCACTAGTGGGAGAAAGGCTAGGTTAGGGCTACGGCCTTGTACACTATCTAACAGGATTTGACGCTTGAGGTTGCTAGTAAAGATATGCTTTTCGTGGTCTGTAAGTTCTTTAAAGTCCTTAGCATCACGTAGGATATCCACCTCCTCAGGTCTCCAAAAGAAACCAAGTTGCTTGTCAGTGAGCTTGTCAAACGCACGATACTTTACGTCATCATAACGCTGTATACCTACATCCCCGTCAAGGAAACTTTTTCTATTCTTATGATCTCTGTTCTCTGTGTCTAATACTGCCATAGTTTTTCCCTAGATTACACAACTCTCGCAATCTTCTTCCTCTACTACATCGGGTAGTTTAATAAGAAGCTGCTCTTTTTCTCCATCATCATCACCTGCACCATCGTAGGTGTTGAAGTAGTATAAC